TTCGTTTAATTGCCATTGCATCAAATGCACCTTCACATAAAATCACGGGTAAGTCCCAGTTTATATACAGGTCAAATCCAATTATGTCCTTAGTCGCGGGAGCTAGTTTATGTTTGATATATGCGTTTTTATCGAATGATCTACCAACATAATAATTAATGTGACCATTACTATCATATGATGGAATTACAACCATATTTTTTAAGTCACCTGTTTCACAATATTGAATGTTATATTTTACTATGTCTTGTTGAGTGACTCCTCTTTGTGTAAGATAATGAAGTGCATGTCTTGATAAAACTGCAGATGAAGATATAATAGGTTCAACATCTTTAGGTAATTGTAAGGTAGTAGCGTCTTGTTTAGGTTGTTTTTTGGTTTTAAACTTATATTCAAGGTCAACTGACTTTAAAATGTCATATGCTTTTGGAGACGCTTTAGCTTCTTTAAGTAATTTAAATGCTCGATGACCTTTAAAATCACAAACCCAACATTGAAATTGTTGAGTTACAAGATTAACTGTAAGTTTCTTTTTTCTGTGGTTACAACTTGGACAAGTAAAAACAGCAGATTGTTCACCCCTAGCTCCTCTAGATGATTTGCTAGGTCCTAAAACTGATTCTAATAAATGTTTAAGTAGATCTTCCTTCATAGAAGGAATATACGAAAAATAAATCGCTATGCAAAGTCTTTATCGAAAAATTTACCAAGAATATTGTCATTTAAATATTCACTTGATTCAAGTACACCAAGCGCAAACTGATGTTTACATTCCAAGTAAGTCAAATGTTTTTTATTGTTTGCTATAAACATAATTTCACGTTTTAATTCGTGTTCAAAACCACCTTTTAAATATTCTTTAATTAAATGATGTGAACCATAATAGGTTTTCCAATCGCTTTCTTTTAATACACGTTTAAATATAGGTGGACGACCTTTACCTTCCCAAAGGGCCTTTTCTTTTTTACCTAATTTTTTCTTTAAATTATACATTAGTGATTTTTTACCAATGTATTTTTTACCTGTAGGTATGTGAGTTGTTTGGTAAATAAAGCCGAACACTCCTTCTGGGAGGTCGGCTATATCATTAATTTCTTTTTTATTATATAACCATTTCATATTTTATTATTTTAATTATTATAATCCTAAAGCTGAGACTCCATAAAATCTTATATAAAATTTACCTGCATCATAAGTACCTGCTGTGGTTCCTCCATGAGTTAAATAAATAAAATCATCTTGAATTCCTCCTGCTGGAATTGTAAAATCTGTTTTTAATGCTAATGTATGGGTACCGCAATTGGCTAATACATGTTGACCTTCTCCTCCAGCATCTTCTGCAATTGTACCTGAAGAATTGGCTGCTACATTAATGTCAGGATCACCTGTTGTTGGTACTTCAAGGCAAACTATTTCACCTTTATATACTATTCCGTTTTTAGCAGAAGTTATTTGAGTTACATAAGCGTTTGCTACACCATCTTCTCCAATTACGTCTCCAGTATCTGTACCTGATACAATTGATCCTGCACCAATGTCTATGAATATTGTTGTTACTATTTCACCATTATATTTTCCAACTTGGATTTCAGGAGAAACAGCATCAATACCACCACCAGCGGCTATTCCATTTGCTATTTTAGATTTTACACCTTTAGTACCACTTAACATTATACCTCCAGCATCTGATACTAAAGTAATAGCGGATGTTGATGTACCTTGATCTGCATGTATCATAATTGTTTCATTAGTACCACCGTCTGCTGTTATTCTAATAGCGCCTGCTGAATTTGCTGTAGATTTAATACCAATACCACCTGCATCAGATAATAATTGAACTGAAGCTGCTCCTTCAGTAGTTGATGTACCTTGATCTGAGTGAATTTTTATAGTTTCACTAGTACCACCATTTGCGTGTAGTAGGATAGATGCTCCTGCATTTAAAGTTGAGGATATTGAAGCTGTTGATGCTGCAGTTAAACCTATGCTACCACCAGCATCTATTGTAGTATTACCTGCAGAATCTATATCTAATGTACCTGCATCAATATCTACTTCTGAAGTTACAGCTGCGTTTGCATCAATAAATAATGCACGACCTGCTGTGTGGGCTGAAACTATTTGAATTTCACCATCTGCAGAAGTAGTAGTTAATACAATATCGTCTGCTGCATCTAATGTAATATTATCTGCTGAATCTATATCTAAACTCCCTGCTGAGGTAGAAATTTGTAAAGCATCTGCTCCTGTACCTGTAGAAGATAAAATTAAACTTGAATCAGTAGCTCCTGCTAAAGCAATTGTAAAGTCTTCTGCTGCGCCGTCTGTTGTAGAGGTAATATTAGCTGCAACTCCTGCATTATCAATAGATAGACCAACACTGTCAATTGTTACTGCAGCTGAAGCATCTATGTCTAATGCTGCTGCATTTACATCCATTGTACCTGTAGTAGTTAAATCTAATTCTCCTGAACCTGCTCCAATTGCAACTCCTACTGCGTCTATTGTGGCTGCGGCAGTTACATCTATGTCTAAAACACCTGCGTCAATTTGTACTTCTGAGGCTGCATCTGCATTTGCATCAAGATGAAAGGCAACTCCTGATGTGTGGGCAGAAGTTAATGTAATATGACCATCAGCTGATGTAGTTTGTAATGAAATTTCATCTGCTACTTCTGCAGTAAGATTGTCTGCAGATTCGATTTCTATACTACCGGCCGTTGTATGAATTTGTAAAGCGTCTGCTCCTGTACCTGAACTCAATAATTTTAGACTTGAATTTGTAGCACCTGTAACTGAAATAGTTAAATCTTCTGCATCGCCATCAGATGCTACTGTAAGATTGGCTGCTACTCCTACTGAATCTAATGAAATACCTGCTCCATCAATTGTTACTAAACCTGAAGCATCCATGTCTAAAGTAGTAGCATTTAAATCTACAGCACCATTGGCCGTTAATGCTCCAACTGTTAATGCTCCACTTGCACTTATATTACCTGAGGCTGTTACATTACCTAATAAGGTTATTTTACTGTCATTACTTTTAATATGCACACCACGAGTATCATCATGAGCAATATAATCATAAGAATTAGCGGGATTAAAATCTACTTTATTTGTATATACTGTACCACTTGCACTTACATTACCTGTAACTGTTAATTTTTCTCCTGGAGTTAAAAGTCCTACTCCTATATTTCCGTTAGCATCAACTACTAAATGGGTTTCATTAGTACCTGAGCCTATAGAAAGTTGGTTCATTACATTATTAGTAACATCACAACGAATGGTAGCCATTGTGGAACCATCTCCACTTTTAAATTGAAGAGTTGGATCTCCACTAGCCGCATTACTTTGTATAAAAAGTTTAGGATGTTCATCAATTACTTTTAGGTTACCTGATACCATTAATTTTTCAGATGGATCCATAAATCCAATACCTACATCTCCAGAAGCACTAAGATATAGTTGCTTTTCCATAGAAGTTGTAGGATTACTAGGGTCAGTAGTGTCTGCACCTATAGACATAAAACTACTTGTGTTATTAGTTATACCTACTCTAATCTGCCCTCTCATTTCACCCAAACTATTTTTAAATGTAACCTGAGGGTCTCCATTAGCGGTATTAGGTCGTAAGTTAACTTTAGGATGTTCATCTACTATATGGATATTAGAAGATGTTATATTTCCACTTGCACTTATATTACCTGAGGCTGTTATATTACCTACAACATTTAAACTATCATTAACTGATAATGTAGTTGTAGATGATTGGAAAGTATCAGCTATAATAGTTCCACTTGCACTTATAAAAGAACATGTTATAGATCCAGTAATATTTATATCACCAGAAGATGTTAATGATCCAGTAATACTTAAACCACCTACTTCATTTAATTTTAATAATTCAGTTCCTGGAGCTATTCCTGGAAGGGCTGTGTCTTTAAATATACGAAATTGTGAGTTGTTACTTCCATTACCATTATCCATAAAAATATCAAATCCACCATTTGTTTTTATAAAAGGTGAATTGGGTAAAGGTCTAAAACCTAAATCACTACTAAATCCCGCATGCATTGACATACCTGAACCTGTTGTAGGATTTGTAGTAACTAATCCTATAAATGGTTGAGTAGATCTAAGATTAAAAAATCCTTGAGCTGGCGAAAGTACAGATGATTCAACTAAACCAGAAGAACCAGTAGGTGCTTGTGAAGATGTGTCTACTGTATTAATTTGAGAATCTATTAAAGAGGCAAATTGGGCTTCTGTGGGAACTGCACCTGCTTTAAATATTGCTTTTAAGTCTGTTTTATTTAATTCTGCCATTTTATAGTAATTATTTTATTATACATATTAGGTGTCCCATCTTACAATAAGGGTAGTGTCAGTTTCATCTGAAGTTCTTATTGGTTGTCCTAATTTACCTACAACAAGTAATTCGTTGTTTTCATTATACAAACCAACAGTTGTAATGTAAGGTCTAAAAAGTGAACCTGTTGCAAAATCTGCTAAATTTGGAGATTGATGTGATCTAATTTTTCTTGCTGAAGGGTTTAAAGTGTCTGTAAATTCATATTCATCTAAAGTACATTGATATTCATGTTCATATATTAAATGTGAACCTTGGAATTTTAATTGATTTATTCCTAAAAATGCTCTACCTTCTTCACTATTACCATTAATAATAAAGGTTTCTCCTACTATCATTACACCAATCCCATCTCCTGATATTGTTGCTAAAGCTGTTTCTTCAACGCCTGGTTGTGTAATAGCAACCATACCACTAGAATAAAATATATTACCTACATATGGTGAACCATCACTACTTGCAACGTGGTTAGTTATTTGTATATCTGTTAAAGCTCTGTTAAAAATATTAATTTGACTTAAAGAACCTGTAAGGTGATTTGTTTTTCCTCCTTTACTACCAATATAAAGGTTTGCTGTATTTTGGGTTTGTCCAAGAGAATTATCAGATTCACTTGTACCTGTTGCTTGACCATCTATAAAAAGTTGCATTTGAGATGAAGATGCTCTACAAGTTATGTGGGGAAGTTTATTTCCTTCAAAGAATTTAAGTTCGTTAATTTGAAAATTACATGAATTA